AGGAGCAAACTCTACGAGAGCTTGATAACCTAAGAGCTACTGAAGAAGAGAAAGAGGCAGTACGTGAGCAATTTAGAATACTAAGAGAGCAATCAGAAGCTGAGTTTGCTGCTAAGCGTAAAGAGTTAGCTGATAAAGAAGACGACGAAGCCAAAAATAGAGCTCAAGAAGAATTAGATCTAGAAAAAGAAGTACAATTAAAAAAGTTAGAGTTAACAGCATCTGCTTTTAGTGCTCTTGGTGCTTTAGCCCAAGCTTTTGCCTCAGAAGATGAAGAGAGAGCCGAAAAGAACTTTAAGATACAAAAAGCTTTGAGTTTAGCACAAGCTACAGTAGCAGGCACTGAGGCTGTACTTAATGCATATAATACTGCACAAAAGTCGCCAATTACAACACTATTCCCAGCATATCCAGTTATACAAGCTGGTTTAGCAGGTGCATTTGCTGCTGCACAGATAGCCACCATCGCACGATCTAAGTTTAAAGGTAGTAATCCATCGCCAAGTGTAACAGATGCTGGTGGTGGTCAACCCAGTTATGATCCTACAGCTGCCATAAACACTAGAAACGAAGAACTAACTGGCTTACAAGATCCTGGAGCTGCTATAACACCAGGTGGACAAAATCAACAACCAATTAGAGCATACGTCGTAGCTACTGAGGTAACCTCAGCGCAAGAGGCGAATGCACAAATAGATAACTTAGCAACATTATGAGCGAGAAGATAGACAAAATAGTAGAACTAGGTATCGATATCGATGACATGGACCAAGAGATGTTTGAAGATCTTGGTGTAGATGTGATATCCCTAGTAGAAAATCCAGCCATTGAGGTTGATTTCTTAGCATTTAAAAATCAAGAATTTGTAGATCCTGTAGCAGGTGAGACTGAGGATGAGTTTATAGGTCGTTGTATGAGCGAGCTTGACGCTGAGTTTCCTGATGCTGAACAAAGATTAGCAGTTTGTTACCAATACTGGGAAGGTGAAGAGGAATTAGCTAAGAAGAAGAAAAAGAAATCACAGTATGCAACAGAAGAAGAACAAGAAGCCATCTTGGCTTTTGCACGAGAAGCGGGAGAGCCCATTATGGCAGAAGATACTATATTGGATCTTAGCGGTGCTGAGTTTAATACAGTTAGTAATGTGCTCGACGCCATCAAAGGGCTCGACATCCTTAATAGACTCACAATCAAAGAAGGCGAACCTGCCGAGACCCGTTACATGTATACGGGTCCAAGAGCTGAGCGAAAGTTTTGTCGAGCAATGCAACGACTCAACCGTTTGTTTACTAGGCAGGAGATAGCAGAGATGATGAACATTAATCGTGACTTTGGTCATGATGGCGCAGCATACTCTAAGTGGTCATTTAAAGGAGGACCTAATTGTAAGCATTTTTGGAGTGAGGTAGCAGTCTTTAAAGGCACTGATGGTCGTAAAGTTATTATCAACAAAGGACCAGCTACTGGACGTGCTGGTGTAGCTCCTTATGATCAACCTAAACATGGTTACTATTCACAACAGTTCGCGTTGGACGAGGATAAAAGAATCGCTGTTGGACCTGTAATGATTCCAAACAAAATGATTCTAAGACGCGATGAAGAAGGTAATGCATATTACGTTTACTTTACCAAAAAGACCATTGCTAAAATGGCTGAGAAGTTCTTGGCTAACAATAAGCACAACAACACAGACGTCGAACATGATGGCAATGTCAAGACAGAGAATACTCTACTTGAATCTTGGATCACTGCAGATATGGTTAGGGATAAAGCGGCCACTTACGGATTTGCAGTACCTCCTGGTACATGGATGGCCTCATACAAAATCAACAACGACGCAGACTGGCAAGCAATTAAAGAAGGGAACGTTCGAGGTTTTTCTCTTGCCGGGAATTTCTTGGAAAGATTCAAGCCACAGCCTCAACTAACTGAGGATGATGAGCGTTTAGCTGAAATAAAGAAGATACTACGCGATGTTCAGTGATGAGAATGTAAACGTAATCAACTTAGGTGCCTTAGGTACTGTTGTTTTAGATTTAGAGACTACATTGACTATATTAACTTTGCTAACAGCAATTATACTTAATATAGCTAAGATCTATAAAAATGTCAAAGATGCTAAAAAAGTGTCAAAAGACAAATAATAATATATAATACTGCAATAACGCAAACAAATTCTAATACTATGAACGCAAACGAAGCAATTAACAAAATCAAGTTGATGCTCGGGCTTAACGAGGAGACGACTCCTGCTATTCCTGAACCAACTATTGAGAATGTTGAATTCGCTGAAAGCACACTAGTTGACGGAACTGTCGTCAGAGTTGACGGTGAGTTTGAGCCAGGAAAATCTATCTTCGTCGTAACTGAAGAAGGTGATGTACCAGCGCCAGATGGAGCCCACGAAACTACTGATGGTTTAATCGTAACTACCGAAGGTGGAGTTATTGTATCAATTGAAGAAAAAGCTGCTGAAGAGGCACCAGCTGCAGAAGAGACTGTTGTAGTCGAAGAAGCTTCTGCTGAGTTCTCTGAGGACTTTGTCAATTCTATCGTTGATACACTAAAGCCAGCTCTCGAGCAGATCGATGCACTCCGCAACGAGATCGCTAGCTTGAAGTCACAATTCAACGCATTCTCTGAGGCACCTGCCACTAAGAAAATCACAAACAATCTAGCTGACTACAAAGCTAACGTCGCTGATAAGCATGAAGCACGTTTCAATGCACTCAAGCAGATTAGAAAAAATTCACTAAACAAATAATCTAAATTATGGCTTACGATTTAACAGGATTAGCTGCATATACGGATGAGTTGTCATTTGAACTCATATCGAAGATCACGCTACAGACAGATCTTGCTCAGTACGTTAATGTACGTGCAGGTCTAAAAGGCACCAACGTCAAGATTCCACTCTTGTCAGGTGACTTCGTTACCGCAGACGGTTTAACTTGCGGATTTGATGGTACTGGTAATAACACCGATATCACACAAGTTGACATGGAATTGGTTGCTAAGAAGTATAACCAAGCTCTATGCCCAACTTCTCTACAGGAGTACTTTATGGGTCAAGCTCTTGCTGCTGGTCAAATGGCTGGTAACGAAAGCATTCCTTACGAGGAAATGACTGCTAACTACTTTGTTGAGCGTCTAACTAAGTGGAACGAGGACTTCTTGACTCAAGGTGACGGTACTGTCGACGGTCTAGAAGCTAAGATCCAGGTTGCTAACGGTGCAGTTGCTCAAACAACTGTTACACCAGCTGCATGGACCAGCGCAAATGCGATTGCTCAAGCTCAGTCATTGTACGAAGCACTTCCAGAAAAGTCAATCAACAGAGACGACCTAATCATGGTTGTTTCACCATCTTACAAGAGATCACTAGCTCTAGCTATCACTCAGCAGAACTACTTCCACATCGGTCCAGATGATGAGGTATTCGTTCCTGGTACTAACGTACGTGTTGTTGAGAACTCAGGTCTTTCTGGTCGTGACTACGCATTTTGCGGTCCTTCACAGATGATCATCATGGGTACTGACTTAACTGGTGATTTCGAGCAGTTCAAGTTGTTCTACTCTGAGTCTAACGACGAAGTTAGAGCTATTATGCGCTGGAAGATCGGTGTTGCGGTAACTGAAGTTGACGCATTCTCTGAGAACACACTATAATAAACCAACTAAAAAAAACACTTAACTATCATGCCGTGTGAAATAACTAGTGGTATATCTCTGGACTGTCGCCAAAATTCGGGTGGCCTAGAATATGCTTACATATTAGACGCTACAGGTGAAGACATTACTGTCACTGAAGCTGCAGGCGTAGTAAGTGCAATCTCTGTTGGTGCTACATCTATCACTACTCTATCAGGTGATATGTTCTTATTCGATCAAGTTCGCCAAACAGCGAGCATGACTGAGACTGGAACTTTCTCTGATGAGAATGGTACTGTGTTCTTTAGCAATGTTGTCAACCTAGTTTTCAATAAGCTAGAAGCAACTAAGCTACAGCAGTTGACGCTACTTGCACAAAACGCTAAATTATTGGTTATCGTAAAAGATAACAATGGAAAGTTCTGGATGGTCGGTAACGAAAGAGGAGCAGTTGCTACCTCTTCTACCGCAGAATCAGGAACTGCATTTGGAGATCGTAATGGATTCTCCATAGAGCTAACGGGTCTAGCACCCGATGCCATGTTCGAAGTAACGGTTGCAGAATCGTAATTTCGTACCTACATATATACGCGCTAAGAGGGGACTTTGGTCCCCTCTTTTCGTATACAGAAAGCACGATAAATATATCTAATTGTATAAACAGACAACAACTCGCATGGTTTTTGATTTTAGCACAACGAGAGGCAACATATATGTAGATGGAGAGATGGATGGATATGTCCGCTACAGATTAAGACTCGTTAGTTTATACAACAATAAAGGTTTAGAAAACACAACTTTAGGTGAGTTTGATTTAGGTAGAGTCAATGGTACATCTCGATGGACTCTATTTTCATATGACTTTTTAGGTACTCCTTTCGAAGATGTAGCTAATCAAGATGTGGATGGTTACTATATGGCTTACTTTGAAGGTGATAGCTTTGGACTTTGGACAGAACTAGCTAAATATCCAGCGAAAGTTAAAACTCTATTTACTGGTGATTATCCACAACAATATGAGTCGTCTAACGAAGACAACGAACAATACGTATATTATAGATCATGAAGTTATTCAATGCTGTAAAGTTTGAGGCTATTCCTTTGCCTACATTTAAGGAAGTTAGAGGTAAAGATTGGATTGCCTATGGTGAAGACAATCTATGGCCTCAAAAGATGATTGAGTTATATCAGTCATCTGCAATACATAACACAGCTATTAGAGCTAAAAAAGATGGAGTTTGTGGGGATGGCATCATCGCTTATGGTGATACTATTATGAACACTCAAAATGAGACGCTAAACGAAGTATTCGCAAGAGCAACTGTAGACTATCTACTATTTGGCGGTTTCTCGCTAAACGTCATTTGGAATAGA